TGAAGAAAAAGCGCGCTAGCTTCAAAGCGCGGCACGCTAAGAACATATCCAAGGGCAAAATGAGCGCGGCCTATTGGGCAAATCGCGCCAAGTGGTGATCTGATGGCTAGAAGTGATGAACCTAAGTGGAAGCGCATTGTTGCTGCTATAAAAGCAGGGTCAAAAGGCGGTAAACCTGGACAATGGAGCGCGCGCAAAGCACAACTTGCCACGCAACGTTATAAAAAGTTAGGTGGCGGCTACTCTGGGCCGAAGACTAAGGCCCAAAAGTCTCTGTCTAAGTGGACTAGCGAGGAATGGGGCACTAAGTCTGGCAAGAACAGCACCCAAGGTAAGAAGGCTACGGGTGAACGGTACTTACCCAAAGCAGCTCGGGACGCGTTGAGTAAGAAAGAGTACGCTAAGACTAGCGCCAAGAAGCGCGCTGACACTAGAGCTGGTAAGCAAGTCAGTAAGCAGCCCAAGAAAATAGCTAAGAAAACCGCACGTCACAGATAGTTGTTGCATTGTAATATTAGCTGTACTAATATGATTTATACGTCTACCAGTACGATAACTGGTCGGCCCGTAGCCGTAAAAAACGTACCCCTCGCCTGCACAAGGCGTAAAACCTGCCGAGGTCGCGCCTCGTTAATAAGCGCTAGTTCGTTGCTACACGATACGTAGATACGGATTAGCCGCTCCTAAAGTCGGCTGAGTAAGTGGCGTGTGCCACAAAATTATTTAACCCATTTAATTAGGAGCCCATCATGGCTTTAACAAATTTCGGTACGCTTACTGGCGACCAACTCCAAGCCTGGAGCCGCGACTTCTGGAAAGTAGCTCGCAACCAATCTTTCATCAACCAGTTCGCTGGTACTGGTTCAAACGCAATGGTACAGCGCGTAACTGAACTGACTAAAAACCAAAAAGGCACCAAAGCTAACATCACTTTGCTTGCTGACATGACTGGCGACGGTATCACTGGTGACAATACTCTGGAAGGCAACGAAGAAGCCCTCCGCGCGTATGACATCAGCATCGAGCTAGATCAGCTGCGTTTTGCTAACCGCATCGCTGGCCGTATGACCGACCAGAAGACTGTTGTTAACTTCCGTGAGCAATCTCGTGACGCACTTGCTTATGCAATGGCTGACCGCTGCGACCAGCTGGCATTTTTGTCTATGTCTGGCGTTGCTTACACTCACAAGAACAACGGCGGCCTGCGAACTGTTTCTGGTTCTGCTGGGCACGAGCTGGTTGACCTTGAGTTTGCTTCTGACGTATCTGCCCCTACTTCAGATCGTCACCTGCGAATCAACGGCACTGGCTTGTCAGCTGGTGACACTACTGCTGTAACCAATAGCGACACCCTTGGCTACAAGCACATCGTTAACCTGAAGGCTTTTGCTAAAGACAACTACATCCGTGGTATTCGTGGTGCTGGTAACCAGGAAACTTTCCACATGTTTGTAACTCCACAGCAGATGGCTAACCTGAAGCTTGATACTGACTTCATCGCTAACGTCCGTAACGCTGGTGTACGTGGATCAAGCAACAGCTTGTTCGCTGGTACTTCAAGCCTGATGGTCGATGGCGTGATGATCCACGAGTTCCGCCATGTGTTTAACACTTCTGGTGCAACTACTGGTACTTCCTCTAACGCTGGCGCAGCTGGCTACAAGTGGGGTGCTGACGCTGACGTAGTTGGCGGACGTGCTCTGTTCTGTGGTGCTCAGGCTCTGGCCCTGGCTGACATCGGTCTGCCTGAAATGGTTGAAGATACTTTCGACTATGGCAACCAGTCTGGTATCAGCGTAGGCAAGATCTTTGGTCTCCGTAAGCCTAAGTACAACAGCGACATCAGTGGCTCTGTACAGGACTTCGGCATCATCGCTCTAGACTCCGCACAGTAAGACTATCGCCCCCTCTTCGGAGGGGGCTTTTACTTTAGAGGTAAAAGAATGTTTGGTTTTTTTGGAAGTAAAGACGACAAGCCTAAGACTGGGCCCTCTGCAGCAGCAAAAAAGCGCGCAGCCGCTCGTAAAGAGAGGCTAGCAGCGAAGAGAAAGAAAGAGGCAGCCGCCGGAGCAGAGCGTAAGAAAAAAATCGCCGCCCGAAGCGAAGAATTGAAAAAGCGTCGTGCCCCTAAAAAGGCCGCAGCAAAAAAAGCACCTGTTACAGGTAAGAACACTTTGAAGAAGCCTAGCGCTTCTGGCAAAACCGCCAGCTATACAAATACTAATCGGCGCTTGCAAGCCTCCAGCAAAGAGACAGGCGGCGTTAAAACAAAAGCCGGAAACTACCCCGTCTACGCGAAGAAGTCAGGGGCAGCGACGTCCTTTAGGACCGCTTTTGCGAACGCTCGGAAGTCTGGATACAAGACTTTCACTTGGGAAGGCAAAAAGTACAACACCAAAACAAAATAGGAATCAATCATGAAGATTGTAAGCAGTGAGCCATTACGAGTGGCGACCCTTGGTGGCACCGTCGTGTTATTTGAAGCCGGTGTACCCCGCGAAATTGCAGATGAAGTTGGCTTATTAGCGATCCAGATGGGCGCTAAAGAATACAACGCCAAGTACGTTGAAGAAGAGGCAGCCGAGGTTGCTGAGTTCGAAGAAGTTTTGGAAGTACAGACAGCGGTACAACCTGAAGAAGATTTAGTCACCTGCCTTGAGAAAATGATGGACGAAGGTGACCCAAAGAATTTTAAAGCCGATGGCTACCCCAAAGCTGCAGCAGTGAACAAAGCAATGGGCAAAACGATTGACAGCGATGCCCGAGAAGCCGCTTGGGAATCAATACTTAACTCATAGGTAAATATCATGGCAACGACAGTACAAAGCGTAATTGATCGGGTACAGACAGTACTCCAAGACACCACCGGAGTCAGATGGCCAGTGGTTGCCGAACTTGTCTTGTGGATTAACGATGCACAACGTGAAATTGCTCTTCTGAAGCCCGACGCTTCGGCTATTAACGAGACAGTCACACTGGTGGATGGTACGAAGCAAGATATCCCATCAGCCGGTAACCGTCTTCTGAAAGTTGTACGCAACATGTCAGCAGCGTCAGGCGGCACGGGTAAGCGCGCAGTACGTCTTGTAGACGTGGAAGTGTTGAACGGCCAAACCCCCGACTGGCACGACCCTACGGTTGCGGGCGATGCAGCCCATACCAATGTGATAAAGCATTATATTTACGAAGAAAGTAACCCAAGGAATTTTTACGTCTACCCTGGAGTTAGTGGTTCCGCTTATTTGGAAATAATTTACAGCTCTAACCCAACAACAGTTGCTCAGGGTGGAAACCTTTCGATTCCTGACATCTTCGCGAATGCTGTTATGAACTATGTTCTTTATATGGCCTACATGAAAGACGCTGAGTACGCAGGTAACTCCCAGCGTGCTAACAGCCATTTCGCGCTGTTCACGAACTCGATTACAGGTAAGGGCCAAATTGACGCTATTTCCAACCCGAATATGGAGCGTAGAGCGCCTCAGCAACCACAGATGGTGTAATTTATGGCGATTTCTTACGAATCGTTGCTTCCTAGCATCCTGCCTATTGTTTCAGGGTGCCCAGACACATTGGTTGAGAACAACATTCGATCAGCCGTCATTGAATTGTGTGAAAAGGCAAGCGTATATCAAGCTGAGCTGGACCCACTGACGACGGTCGGTAACATCTACGAGTACGACTTAGAGCCCCCGTCGGGCACTACTGTGCAGAAAATACTGTGGATAACCCACCAAGGGAAAGACCTAGAACCAATAACCTCGACCCTCTTAGAGCAACGCCTGCCGAAGTGGCGCGCGGGCAATGGTGTGCCTGAGTACTACGTACAACAGGGCTCTTCTTTAGTGTGGCTGGCCCCTATTCCAACGACTACAGGTGTTTCGAGCACTATCGTTAGGACCGTTTTGAAACCTACGCACACAAGTACAGCGTGCGATAACGACGTGATGAACGATTATCGAGACACAATTATCAACGGTGCATTATTTAGGCTCCTCAGAATACCAAACCAAGCCTGGACCGACTTGCAGATAGCGGGTGTATACGGCCAGTTGTTCAATGAGGGAGTCGAAAATGCAGAGCGCAAAGCCCGTGGCGCTGACTCGGGCGTAGCTAGGAAGGTTCGATATGGTGGAAGTTCAGGCGCATGGCGCACAAGACGTAACAGATATGGCAGGGGTGGTTAGCGACCCTATTGCGACGGACATTACCTGCAATGCGCAGTGGGTGCTCCCCGCAATACAAGAAATTCTAGACGCTAATCCTATGCTGACATTCACATCAGGCGATGTGTACGCAGCATGTGAATCCGAAGCAGCTACGTTATGGACGACAGAGCATGGTTTTGTTGTGACAACGGGCGAAACGGACACGTTCACTGGAGAAAGGACAATGTTGATCTGGCTGGCTTGGGCTTATAAGAGAGGCATGAATCTCGTAGCTCGGCACCAGGATTTTTTTGTAGCGCTGGCAAGAGAGCAAGGCTACGTAAATATAGAAACACGGTCAGCAGTACCTGAGCTACGAGAGTATTTTTTAGAACAGGGTTGGAAGATCGACACTATTGTTTATACGAGAGAAGTGTAATGGCAAGTAAACCAAAGAAATCAGATTACAAAGCCTCAGAGGCTGAGAAGACCGAAGCCCGCATCGGCGCGCAGAAGGCGGAGTTTTTTAATAAGACTTATCAACCGCTGAACGTCGCTGAGTTAAAGGATTCTTTGTCTGATGACATCAAGAATATCGCCAGGGGGCGCGGTAACGCCGACGTAATGCAGACTCTTACAGCTAAACCAACCTACTCTGCAACTCAAAATGCAGGCCAGGTGGCAGCGGATTTATCAGGAGCATATCAAGGTCAATTAGGAAAAGCAGGTGCTGGTGCGCTGGAGATCCAGAACACAAGAGCAGGCGCAGCTGTTGGTGTCTCACAGGGCCAAAGCGCTGATTCTGGCTCTGCCCTCTCTAAGCTGACAAATATCGGAGTAAGCCGCGGGCTTAATAAAGCCAAGAATAATGAGCTGCTGCGTCAAGCACGTCTCGATGCAGGGATGAAGGTCGCGGGCGCTGGAGCGGACAAGCTTGCTGCTGTGTTTAAAGGCGGCAAGTATAAAGGCGCGTGGAAGGAATTTAGAGATGCATATAACGAAGCGGATAGGGGTGGCGGCTAATGTCTCAGATGGGAATCATAGATTCGAGAAACTATTTACAAGCGGGCAGGTTTGATCAAAGCCTTTTGGGGTATCAAAACCCCGCGAGCGCAACAGCCCTGACTGCTTATAACAAAGACGGTTTAGACCCAGAGCAAACGCTTTCGAATATCACGCAAGCTGATTACAACAACTACTTACGCGATATACAGCCGATCGAACTAGAGCTAGTAGATAAAGCTCAGAACGATACAAGCTTAATAGATCAAGCGAAAGAAGACCGCGATAACTCAAATGCCCTGATGCAGGGCATCGTCAACCGTAACGCATCACGTTACGGTTCTGCGCTCACTCCCGCTCAAATGCAGCAGCAGCAGCGTGAGCTACAGATGGGCACCACGCTTGGTGGCATACAAGGCGTAGCTGATGCCCGAGTAGCACAAAAAGACGCAAATAGAGCCTTAATGGCCGACCTGATCAACATTGGACAAGGCGTGAACCGTTCGTCTATGGGCGCGTTAAGTAATGCCGCTGGCGCTGCATCTCAACGTGAAAACGCCTATAGATCCGCTCAAGCGGGTTCGAAGGCGCAAACATACAGCATGTTGGGCTCGCTCGGCGCAGCAGCCATCATGATGATCTAAACGAATATATTTTTGAGATAATATTATGTCTTTATCAAGTTTTTTTGGTGGCGCAGCTGCTAACGCTAGCTATCAGGATAAAAAGTATCGAGACGACCTACAGTCGCAGCAGGTAGCCCTGAAAGAAGAAGAAGCGGGATTACAACGCAATGCTCTGGACATGTCCAGAGCGATGGCACTGGCAGATCAACTGGGGGTGTCTACGAAAGGTGGACTTGGGCTAGACACTAAGAAACTGACCGAGATTCTTCAGGAGGGCCGCAATTCAAATAAATTTAATCAGGGAGCAGAAGAATTAGCTTCACTTATTGCAAACACCGACTATACAGCTCGAAAGAATGAAAATTTCTCTTTCAATGGGTTTTCTATAGGCCCAGAAAACACTTTAACTATGCGCGGTTCTTATCCTGGGCAAGATGACCCTAAAATGGCCACAACTGGCGGCGGAGCAGGCGCTGAAGAAGAAGTTGCCTTTGCTTCAGTTGAAGAGGTCGCAAATTTACTGAGCAACCAGTACGACCAGATGTGGGCTATGCGCGCGAACGCTGGGCTATATAATCAAATTTCACAGAAACAAAAACTAGCTGGCACATTCGATCAAGCAGAGGAAAACCGGCAGACAGTCACAAAAGCGGTCGCCGATCTTACTGAGCAGGTAGATAGTTTTTTCAGCACGTCGAAGGACCCTGCATATAGCAAAGCATCCCGCAAGCTCAAGGGCCTCCTTGCGCAGCCTGGGCTATCGCCAGACGAGAAATTAAGCATTCTCCGTGATTTCGGTGAACAGCTTAATTTACCTGTAGGCGAGATAGTTACCCCTGAAGTCGAGCAAGCAGCTGCCTCCGCTCAACCCACACAGGGAACGGCTCAACCCACACAGGGAACGGCTCAACCCACACAGGGAACAGCTGAGCCCGCCGATAATTCTGCTCAGATTGCAGAGTTAGAAGCGCGCATAGCAAAAATCCCAGTTGGCAGAGGTGGCCAGAAAAGAAAGAAAGAGCTCCAAAAGCAGATCGACACCTTAAAAGGTGAGCCTGAAGTAGGCACAAAAAAGGTCAGCTCCGGCGGGCAGATGGCTCGAAACAATCAGCCTAACCAAGGAGAGACCGACCCCACTGTTGCCGGCCTAGCGAGTAGGTCAGAGGCAGCTGCAGCGGAACCTGGTGAGTCTGTCGTTAGAGCAACCGAAGAAGAGCTGAGTGCATTGAAGTCAGCCTTAGAAGCTAAGAATGTTACATCTCTTGAGACTTTAAACAAAGCAACGCGCGAGGAACAGATAGCGATATTAACTGTACTGTCCAGCGCTCCCTATGTCTCCCCCACGCA